TCTTCCACGAAAGAGCGACCATAATCTTCGCCATCAAGGTGTACCATTCTCAGGGCTATCCAAGGCATCAGGTCTTTCTTGTAGCGACCTTCAGAACCTGGAACTAGCTGACCTTCGACTTCTTGGTAGACTTTGAAGTAGTCTTTGTTTTCTCTATAAATCTTTGTGTATACCTTGAGGTCTTCATCACCAGTGTAGTCAATGTTATCTATGCCTTCTGGTAAGGCTCTAGGTGACACAGACTCTTCAAGGATTACTTCTAATAGTGAACCCGCAGGGTCTCGCTTAACTACGAAACTGGACATAGGGAACACACGCAACCCGCCTTCTTTAGGCAGGTGTACCAATACATTACCGCTTACTATAAGGTGTTTAAGTGCTTCAAACACATTGACACGCAAGGCACGGCCTTCTATCTCGCTCATTACCTCACGTTCAATACCTGCAAGCCCTTGCTCTATCTCAGCCCGTAGCTCACCTTCTCCATCCAATTCCTGTTTGGTCTTGGTGTCCATTGCTAGACGGAAGAAAGGTGCGTTAGGTGGGAGCAACAACAGCATAAGCTTTGAGGCTAAGTTGTTGACACCCCTAGCACCTATGCTTTGAAAAGGCTGATATAGGTCGGTTGCAGAACTGAAACCTTCAGGAGTTATGAGGGCAGGTAGTGTCAACTCAGAACACTCCCTAGCCCTGTCGAGATAAATCTCCCTGTCGGCTGCAAGTTTATGGTAACGCTTGGCGCAGGAAGTTGTCTCATTCATAACTTATTACCTATTAGTTTGAGATGTTTAACCCAGTAGAGTTGCTACCGCCCATGCCTAATGCGTTATAACCGCCAGCACTCTTAGAAGGGACTTTGAGCTTGTCTAGCCCTTTAGCAGACTGACCACCTTTGTTAATTAAGATTGGGTTAGCAGCACTAAGCTGATTGCCTCTCTGAGCGTTCTTCTCAGCCCTGGCTCTTTCTTCAGCTTCTTCCTGCTGTTCCTTCATTCGCTTTTCTGCTTTAGCATTTTGCTCATCAGCAATGTATTTGCTTCCCGCCACGCCTATGAGTGCTGCTGCTATTGGTACTGAACACATTATATTAGTCCTCTGAGTTAGGGTCTTCCTCCCGCCTCTTTAACTCAAGGAGCCAGTTGACTACTGAACGCTGTCCTGCTCTAAACCATATCTCTTTCTCTGACCACTCTAGTCGAGCAGACATTTCAGGGAATAATTGGTTCAGCATTTCAAGCGTGTCATCAACACTGGCGGGTAAGCTTTCTATCTGTTTGTTTGGTCTTGACATTGTTAGTCCTCTTATATGGTGGGTATTGTTGCCGAAGTGGATACTTACTTACACGATTTCGCAAGCACCGCCTACACAAGCTAACTCCTGAGAGCCTGTTGTGTTGTCTTCCTGTTCAAACTTCTGCAAGTCATCCCAGTTGATTTCTTTAGGCATTGCTTTCACCAGTTCTTTGTACTTCTCCATAGAGATGTCCTCATAGGGAGCCTGTTGGTATACATGGTCGCTTACAGGTAGCAGACTGATTCCTGATACAGAATCAAAGTGTTCCCATAGCCACTGGCATACCTCAAAGAACTCATCGTCTGTGTAGTAAACCGTGATACTAGGCTTATGTTCACACCAATGGTCTTGATACATTTTCCATAGTCTTAGCTGTTGCATAGCACCTACTTCTTTAACAACTGTACTGTCTTTAGGTGCTTTGATAGGGAAGCTAAATACTACAGAAGATTGATTCATTACGTCTTGTTCCACGGGGAACCCTGCTTCTGACATATATTCTGCCAGCGGGTCTTTTTTATCTGCACGAACTCTACGAATGTACTGCTTGCTAAAGCGAGGGTGTATGCCACTAGCAGAATCAACAAGTTGAGACACAGTACCAGACGGCTTAACAGCAGTAATAGCTGTAGACTGATTGATACCAAGCTTGTTAGCCCACTTTTTGTTAGTTGTAACAGCAACATCTTTCATCTCCTTTAGCCACTTCTCCAGGTCTTTGCCATCCTTACCTAATAGATAGTGGTCACATATACCTGTAAGGCTTACACCAAGCAGGGCTTCTTCTTCAGTGTTTTTCTTCCAAGCACTTCTGAGGTATCTGAAGTCTGTCAGCGTAGCCTGTAGAGAGCCTAGTATTGCTGCAATCTCTATCTTGTTCTTCAGGGATGCTAGGTCATCATCAGCCCGTATAACTACCTCAGACAGATTACAGAACTGGTTGCTACGCAGAATAATCTCAGAGCATGGGTTAGTACCAAAGTCCTGCTCATGGTCTCTACGCCCATTTCTCTTTGCAACATTCTGAGCAGCTACACGGCTGAAGATACCACGCTCACCCGCCTTACTGTCATACATGGTGTGCATCTCAGTTAAGAAGGACTCAAAGTCTGGCTTCTCAGTGTAAGATACAGAGTTGTTAGCCAAAGCACGTTGGCCTTCATTACGCCACCAATCGCCTGACTTAGCTTTAGCCATTCGTGCATCTGTAAGATTAGACAGCGAGATTAACGCTGACCGTCTAACGCCACCGCATACAACAATCTCTGCCACCTTACATACAATATCATGGCACTCAATACTGGTAAGCTTGCGCCCTGCTGCTTTCTGAAATATGCCAACACAGAAGTTAAACAGGTCAATCAAAGGCTCTGGCCCAGAGGCTCTACCGCCAAACACTTTCAGTCTTGACCCCGCTGGCCTTACCTTACTCATGTCCCACTTAGGAATCTTACCTGCGTAGAGCAGACTAATGAGTTCCCTAAACGCTGATGCCCAGCCAATCTTAGAGTCAGACACAACAATCACTGTGTCAGAGGGGTGAAAAGACTCAGCGACTACAGGGAGCTTGGTGATGAACTGTCGCTCTACTGAGAAGCCTACGCCAGTACCACACATCAAGACGTACATAAGCTCATCAAAACTACGGGGTGAGTCTATGTGTAGATAGCTACAGTTAAACCCTGCCACGTTGTCTTTGTCTAAGGCTTCCCCTGCGGTCATCAGACAGCGCATACTAGGCATAACTTCTAGGTTGTATATAGCATCGTATATGCGTTTACCCTCTGCCTTTGTTACTTGCTTTCTGTTCAGCCAGAAATCTACATAACGCTGTACTGTCTCTTCCCAAGTCTCCCTTCTGCCTTCCTCTGGCAACCATCGAGCATACCTGCTCTTGTGAATAAATTGCTGATACTGCTCCATTAATTCTGCTCCTCTCGTTCTAAGTGCTTCTCTAAGTTTGCCATTGCTCTCCACGCCACTTGCGCCCAATCCTTATCTAAGATGTGTCGCATCATGGCATCTAATTCATCACCTGATTTAGGTCTGTCCCAGTGCAATGTCTCTGGGGTCTGACCGTGTTGTATACCGCCTAGTAGAGATATTCTTGATACCTCTGCCATAGCCCTTGGGAAGTAAGCTACAAAACCTGTATATACAGGGATGGTCTTACGGGTCTGTGCATCAACAGGTAGCTTGTAAGGCTTGATAGGCTGATAAGGTTTAGGCTCATCTATTGGTGGCTGTACCTTATAAGAAGCCTCTGCTGCGGTCTGTTTCCAATCATTAGTAATCTTGTCCCACTGGTTTGGGGATAAATCATCTATGGAGTCCATAATATAGGTTCCTGTTTTTTAGCGTTGTAATCTGATGCCCTTAGAATCCTAGCCACTCTAGCTTGAACCAGTGCATCCTCTTCTGTGTATCCTGCTTTCTCGTATGCTGTAACTACAGTCTCCCATGTAGGAGTTTCTAACAGGGCAGTTGCTTTCTTGTCTCCCACACCTTTTAGACCGCTGTAACCGTCAGTAGTGTCACCTACTAGGGTCTGGTAAAGGTGAAAGTAATCAGCATCTTCCTCTGATATGTCCTCTAGTTCTGCGTTACGCCATAGCAGACCTGGAATGGTCTTCATGTCTTTGTCTTCAGAGACAATAAGGGTCTCTTCATATTTCCCAGACGTAGCAAGTATGCCCATCACATCGTCACCTTCTAGGTTCGGCATGGTGATGCTCTCATACTCAGACTCAATCCAGCTTTTAACGCCTTTGTAGCAAACAGGTTTTCTCTTGCCCTTCCGATTAAATTTGTAGGTAGGGAGAATAGTTTTCCTGAAGTTATCCTTGTCTGAAAAGCAGAAGATAAAATCATCGGCTGCTGTCATTTCTAC